AGCACGTACAGTAAAATAGTACCATTCTGCATGCTGTAAACTCAAACCACTATGACCAAGAATAGAACTGCTTGTTCCATTATCTGTCCAATCAATAATGTCACTGCTCCCGGAGGTAGAACCTAATGCATATTCATAATTTGAAATACCACTGATAGAATCAGAGAATCCTGTCCAGTTAGCAGATGCAGTTGCGGCATCGTTGGACAAATTGATATCTGTGCTGCTACCATCAAATACAATACCAATTTCTGGTGCTGTAAAGTCTATTGTTAAACCATCGCTGGAAACCATAGTAGATTGGTTTTCGACAATATCATAGGCACGAATATTCACAAAATATGTTGTTCCATTTGTTAATGACAGGCTACTATCTGTTACATCCGTATTTGTACCATTGTCAGTCCAGTCAACAATATTGGAATCACCTACAGTTGTACCAAACGAATATTCATAATAGGCAATCTCATAGGTATCACTACCCTGCCAGGCAGCAATGAGTGTTGTATTATCCTGCTGCCAGTCCAAATCTTCAGTAATTGAACCATCAAATGGTTCGGTATTAGTGGGAATGAATTGTTGCACAGTAATACCGTTACTCGTGGCAACAGCGCTTGTATTTTCCACAAGGTCTATGGCCCGCACTGAAATGTAATATGTCGTTCCGCCTTGCAGGGTTAAACCTCCCCGGATAAATGATGTCGCCAGTTGATTGGTAGTCCAGGCAACAAGATCTGTAGCGCCTGAAGTTGTACCGATGGCATATTCGTAATGTTGTATTCCGCTGATGGTATCTGAAAATCCGGACCAGTTACTTTCAAGAGTTGTAAATGAATATGCCCATTCTTCATCCTGCCCTGCGCCATCGAAAACACTGCCTGCCGCAGGTACTTCAATATCAACAGTAACGCCGTCAGAACTTTCGGTATCGGAAACATTCCCGGCGAAATCTATGGCCCGCACAGAAATAAAATAGGATGATCCGTTTGCGAGTGTTAACCCGCTATGGGTCATGGAAGAATCAGTTCCAGCCGCTACCCAGCTAACAACATCTGTACCCTGGAAGGTTGTACCGATAGCATAATCATAATTTGAAATACCACTGATAGAATCAGAGAATCCGGACCAGTTGGCAGATAGTGAGTCTGCCGTGCCTGTAAAGATCAGATCGGCAACCAGACCATCATTGACGGAACCGTTTACTGGTGCGGAGTAGTCAATGGTTATACCATCGCTGGAAATCACATCGGAATTGTTGCTGGCCCTGTCCACCGCCCGGACATTGCCATAATAAGTCTGTTCTTCCAGCTAGTTTAAGTTCATCCGAAAATAATGCACCTTCGACACAATGAATATTGTCAATACAATCTAATAAAGGATTGATGGATTGAAACATTTCAATTTCGTTGGGCATCCTACCATCTAGAAATCCGTCTTGGTTTTTGATATACCCTTCACAGATAGAATGTACGCGGGTTCCTTGCCGAGAGGCCTTGGTTGATATTTTGTTGGCCTCCACTTCTCCAACCCTTGCACGCCAGCGAGATATACCCTCTCTAGAGAGGTTTGATAAAAGTGTGGTGATTGATATATACTTATTCCCATCGGGTGTAACATAGTGTCGCTTTCCATCTACATTTTCAGTTTTCAAATCTAAAAGACTAGAAGCATAATGATTAAATTTTTTCATAATATATTTTTCAGTTTAATGATGCCAACTCATAGTTGCCCCAGCCTGTTGCTTCTTTATTTCTTTTAGTTTATCAGTCATCCACGATGGTGGCTTTTTAGTATGTCCAGGCGATGATATATTATCATACGCAAACGCGGTAGGTGTTGGGCCAGGAACTTGATTAATCTTTCCACCACATTTAATACTCATGTGTTTAGTCTTCTCAATTTGTTTATCACAGGGTTCTTCTGTAGGTTCAGCTCTTTTAGCCATAGGGAGAAAATCTTCAAATTCATTTCCACAGTTTTCACAGCGGTAATCATATGTTGGCATTTGTATCCTTATCATTCTTAATTATGGGATTGAGTGAGGAAGACTTTCCCCACTCTTCCACTATTATATTATACACCTTTAACAATAATTTGTCAAGTCTTTTTCCTGTCCCTTCTGGATTTATTATAAAAAATATGAGTATCAATCTCTACTGTTCTACGGCGTGGGTTTGCCCATCTCGGACTACTGATATAGTCTGCATGATAATGAGTTGCTCCATCCGTTATATCTTTCAAGTCAGGAGTTGTTAAGACATACTTAGCAATCTCTTGTGACGCTTTCCACATTGAACCAGTAGTAGGTGGGTCATCAAGTTTACCATCACAATACCAACTAAATTGGCATCGGTCTTTTACTGGAAATCCCGAACTGTAATGCTTTCCTTGTGTAATAACTTTACAAACGGTATTTGGATAATGATGTGATCTCACACGATTCATAGTAACTTGTGCTACTGCTAATTTTCCAGCGGTAGATTCCATAGCTGCTTCAAAATATATATTTTTTGACATACACTCTAGTTCTTCTGAATTCACCATTTGTACAACTGTAGTCTTTCCATTTGTAGTCATTTGTAATGGAGACATTATTGTTGCCTGTTTGTCAGGAATTGTTGGCGGAACCCAAATTTTATATGTACTGCCCGAATTTAACGTAGCAGACCACAGCGTAATCAGCCCTACTAGGGCAATGAATATTTTCATATTCCTCTTTTGGTAGTGTTGAGTTAAGTATGATAGCCACTTACTTAAACTTAAATAGGAGAGTTTCGGCCACGGCGGGGAGCTCTGGCGATGCTGCCAGTTTCCCATAATTTGGGGGAGTATAAGGAGTAATCAAAATCAGAGTACCATTTAATTCCATCTAGTGTAGTGGAAAATTTTGACATGGTACTATTCCAATCCATAGTAAATTGAAAATTTTCTTCCTTAGCAAGAACAACCGAAACTTGTATCGGTTTTCCGCCCTTCATTTCCAATTGCCGTAGTTCAGCTTCTACAGTTGTTTCAACATTGTCTGTAGTAACTTTGGTTAAATTGACTATTCTCTCTTCTAAACTTTTTATCATGGTAATAAATTAGGAAAAGTTTCTTTTACTAGGTTGAAAGTTAATCCTCTACATTTTAGTTTTTTATCCTTCACTTGCAGAAGAAGTTCTACTTCAGAAGGATGTATACCTTCTAAAATATCTGTAAATGCTTTTTCTCTTTTCATGTTAGTCAAATTTTTGGGGGATTGACCTTCAACAAACAAATACAACTTTCTAATATGAAAATGTAGATAAGTTGGATTTGGCTCGTTTGTGTCTCCTTGATATTTGACTATGGGGGGTGCCCCCGGCGGTAAGAGAAACTTTATATTTGGATCGAATGCTGCTTTTAAAATCTGTTGAAGCGCAAAACAATCATGTTTTAATAATAGTTCTTTCTTTTGTTTTTTAGTACGTGCTGCTGCAATCTCACTAAAAATTCTCGGTAAACTAGTTGTCATAATTAAAACTCGTCAATTACTTCCATAAGGTTCTTCAATCTTTTATCAATAAAATAATTCCAGAGCTGACTTCTATCACCAGCTTCTTGATTATCGTATTGATTTACTATATTTATACGAATTGATTTTGGAGTTTCCCCCAAATCAACCAATGTCTTGTTTCTATGGTAATTTCTAAGCATAGCTTCATTACAGAATTCTTCTGGTTTTTTACCTCTCCATAGTTCCATTTTCTTCTTAGTTATAGGAGTTTGGCGTTTTCCTTCAGTTATAAGAGTATCATCGGAGGAAAGGATGTTAGGAACACCATCACCAGTATCACCTCTAATGGTCTTATCATACAAAGATTCTGCAGGATCACCAACTACAAACTTTTTCTGAAGTGGCGACCATTGTCTCACTCCTTGATACTTTTGTAACTGAATAAAGTCTTTATCACTAGAAAGTATCAGAGTAGGATTTTCTTCACAATGGTCAACAAGAACACCAATAATATCATCAGCCTCAGCACTATCTACGTGCATGACTTTATATGGAAAGTATTTAGTAAGATCTTCTCTCATTTCATGTAATAGTTCAAAGAGAGTTTTCCAATCCGTAATGTCATTCTCTCTATTTTTCCTACGATTTGCTTTGTATTCTGGAAATACTTCTTTTCTCCAATTATCCTTATCATCACAACAAATAACCATTTCTCCATAATCTTTTACAAATTGATTACGAAACATTCTGATTGAATTAAGTATTGTATGTCTTAACAGGTCTTCTTCTACAACTG